TGTCTGGGTGACTGTATATTGTTGAGTCTATTTCTGGAAATATTGAGTAGTATGCCATTTTTAATAAATTATTACTCGACCATTAATGTCTGAGTTTGGATATTTTAGTTCGAAAATACTTGGGTCTAATGAAGGATATATTACTCCTTTTTTAGTAGCTCCCATAAAATCATATTTGTATTGTGAATAACCTAATGATGCTCCATTTTTATTTATAAGTTCTACTTTTTCTACTGTTTGAACTCCAATTACTCCTGCTATTAAATTTTCTATTTCAGATATTATAATAGGTTGGTTTACTTGCCAGTTATCAATATTAAAGTAGTCTTTTAATTCATTAATACAATTTAAAATTACTTCATTATTATTATAATTTTTAAAAGAAGTTATTTCAAAATCAAGAGAAAAATTAATTATAAATGCATTTTTAATATTAATTGCATCTGTTAACATTCTATATTGTTCAAGATATGTTGATAAATTAGTTTTTGTAGCTGTATTAAGATTTGTTAAATTTTTATTATTATCATATCCTAAAGTATATAAATTTAAAGCTAATGGATTTGGAATACGATTAGGTTCTGTTGTAAGTGGTGATAATTGATCATCTTGAGTTATATAAGCTTTAGATACTCTTCCTAATTGAGAAGGCATAGATAAAGTTCTAATTAAATAATCTTCTTTAGTTACTGTTCTTTGTTGAGCTGCAAAATTAGCCATTGCATTTTGTCTTATTTCTTCTATAGTTTCTCCTGATCCCCCTCCTCTTGCTGCTTCTACATTATTAACTGCTACTGAACTTTTTACAAAATTTAACATTCCTCTATTTAAACCAATTCTGTTTGAAGATAAAATAGTTTCTATTTCTGTTATAGTATTTGCGTTAACATTTGAATTTAATCCTCCTCCTACAATGTAAGTGATTGTTAGTGTTGTATTTGCAGGTGTTTCTCCATAAGCTTTAGTATATAAGAAATTTGAAGGATCATATGCTACATCTAATTTACTTCTTCCATCATTAATTCCTAAACCTATATTATTAGGATCTGGTATTATTGCTGAATCTGAATTGTCAGTTGATCCAGGTCCAAATTGAATTTCTAACGTATTATCTTGTTTAAAACGTGTTACAAATCTTTTTGGTGTTTTTTTAATTTTTAAAAGAAAAGGTGTTTGTTGATTAAATTGATGTAAATCAGGATCATTAGCTGCATTATTTTTTAATTGTTCAAATATAGTATCTTGAGCTAAATAAGGAACTTCTGTCCAATTATTTCCATCTGAATCTACTATTGATTCTATTGATATTATATCTTTATCAAATAAACTTAATGTTTTAAATTGTTCAGCACTACCTATAGTAAATGTTTTTGTTTTTTTAGTTCCTGATATTGATTTTACTTTCTTTTTTAATAAATAATATTCAGGATTATTTGATGAATCAAACTGATATATACTTGTTACTGTAGGGTCAAAAGAAGAAGAAAAACCAAATCTTACATCGTCTGTTGTGTAAAATTGAGAACCCTCAGTTGAATTAAAAGTAGATCCTGCTTCTATATTTAAAGTAAAACTATAATCCGGTAAATATTCTCCTGATTTATTTATAGAAGGAACTAATTGAAATAACTCTAAATCAACAGATGCAGCTGATGTTACTTTAGGTTTATATCCTAATGCATAAGATAAATTATATAAATTTTCTTTTTCTTGTGCTAATAATAAGAAACATTCTCTTAATTGTGTGTCTGTGTAAAAAGATAACACATCTCCTACATAAGATGCCATTTCAAGAAACATCATTCCTGGATTTCCTTCACTAAAATCATTAAAATTATTTGGAAAATATATTTCTGCAAAATCCATTAATTGGTTTTTGTAAGAATTATAATCTTTACTCAAATATTTAACGTCCTTATCTTGTGTTTTATTTGATATTTTATTGTAAGCCATTATTGGTTAAAATTAAGTTGTATTGCATCTACAGTATTATCTGAATTAATACTATATGTTATTTTTATAAATAATAAATGTTCATCTTCTAAAAAATTAATATCTGTGTCTATTAATGATATTTCAGGTATGTAAAAATTTATTTGTGCATTTATTAATGTATTTAAAGAATCTATATCTACATTTGGTTCAAATAAATAATGTTTTAATCCTACTCCAAAATTGGGTTCATTTACTCTTTCACCTGGTTGGGTTAATAAAACATTTAATAAATTAGATTTTACTTGTTCTTTTAAGGTTTGAGTTCCCTTAAACATATTATTATCATCTAAAGGAAAAGCAACCCCAATACTAACATTTTTGTTAATATCTAATGGACTTATTCTTCTTGTAGAATTTATTATGGGCATTTATTATCTTCCTTTTTTCTTATCTATTGCTTTCATTAAACCACTATAATCTCTTGTAACTGCGTTTGCTACTGAATCAGGCATACCAGCTGTGTCCATTGGTAAGGGAGCTCCTGTTGAAAATGGTTGTGATAAATTTACAGGAGCATTTCCAGATTCTACATTTGTATCACCCATTGCTGTTTCATTTAATAATGCATTTAAAGATGCATCTTTTGTGTAATTTAAGTTTGGTGTTTCTTTTTTAATTATAGGATTTGTACCCATAATTTTTTGTTTTAAAGAATTTTTTACTGTTTTTGGAACTTCAACCATTCTTTCAGTGTGTTCTACTATTGTTGGTTTTAATTCATCACGTAAATCTTCTTTAAGTGATTTAATTTCTCTGCGTAATGCATAATCGATTTCTTCTCTAACTACTTTTCTAATTAGATTTTCAAAAGTTTTTGCTTTCATTGTTAATTGTGTTTATTAATAAATATAAAATTTTTTAAGGTAATGGTACAGTTTTCACTTCATAGCTTGTTTGAAGATCATCTTCTGTTCTTATTAACCTTTCTATTATTTTTGTTTTTCCTTCTATTTCTAAATCTGTTAAAAGATCATTATATAATATAGTCATTTTATCTCGTATATCTGTTGTATCTAAGGAGGTTAATGTTCCTTGTGCTGCTTTATCTATTGATATTTGAATTTGTTCATCTAATAAGTCAGTGTTTATATTTCCTTCGTTATCCACTGGTGATTGATTAGATACATTACATTTTTTAATATAATTTCTATATAAAAATATAGCGAAATCCCTTAATTTAGTTATTACTGCTATTAGGCCTTTAATCGCAGCAATGACTACTTCCATAATGCTAAATAATTTTTCTATTGCTTTTAGTATTGTTGGTAAAGTTGCTACTATTGTTAGTGCTAATTTTGCATATTCTTTTATTTTACCAAGAATTAATCTTTTTTTCTCTCCCATAAAATCAATAACTTTTCCATTAGCAAAAGGACCTGAAGATGTTGCTAATGCTATTTCTGCCGCTATTACTACTATTAATAAAGCTGGTACTAAAATATCTTGTATTATTTCTAATATTTTTCTTATTTTAGGTATTATTTTATCTCTTATTTTTTTTAATTTTTTATCTAAATTTTGAGTTTTTTCTAATCCTTTTTGAGGAATTTTTTGTAAATTATCTAAAAGTTTAATAAGTTTTTCATATGTTTTTGTTACTTTTGCTTGAGATTTAATATCACAAGCATCAGATATAAATTTATCTTTAAGTTCGTCTTTATTAGGAAGTTTTTCTTTTACTTTTTGAACTTGTTTTGTACCTTGATTTCTTAAATCTCCTTTAACTTTATAAAGCTGTTTGTCTATTTGACTATTTATTAGATTTCTTATTGTAGTTGATGACATCTTACGCTATTTTAGTTATTTTACTCTTAAAATTTTGAATATTATCTTTCAAATCTTCTATTTGTTGTTTTCTTAATGATAACATTGTTTTATTTGAAGGATTAGGACCTGTTGGAGCTCCAGGAGCTGTTGTAATAAATGCAACTTTTGTAACTAAATCATCAATTAATCCTTCAAAACATTCTAATAAATCTAATAACCAAATATCTCCTAAATAATCTCCTAATACTGCTGGTTCTGTAGGTAATATATCTTCTCCATATTCTCTTTTTAATCCTAAATAAATATTAGGAGAATTTATTACTACTTTACTTGCATTGTCTCCATCTTTTTTATCACTAGTATCAAAATGAATACTACCATTAGTACTAAACCCTATTGCTTTATTAGAAAATAAAAGAATAGCATCATCTTTAGCATTAAATAATAATCTGTCTGAGTTTATTATTACTTGTTTTCCTTGATATATTTCTGGGGCGTCTGGTTTATAAGTCATTTTTAATAAGTATATTGAGCATCACCAAATATATCTTTTTCTACTAATCGGATTGCAAGTGATTGATTTTGATTTGTTACTCCTGGTCCTGGAGGACTTTCAACTCCTTCTTCATCTATTGTATAAGCATAAGATTTAAAACCTCCACTTTTAAAATAAAAACCATATTTACCTCTTACATATATAGCATTAGGATGTTTAGATACAGGAGGTTCTACATTTTCAGATTCTTCCATTATATATTCAGGATATGCTCTTTTTATATCATGTTGATATTCTCCTATTTGAACTCCTCCATATTTTTTATGTAAAGTAGATGATTTAGAAGCTAATGATGTTTTTTTTCTATTATTATTACTTTTGTAAGATATATGAACCCAAGATCCATTTATTCCATTACCTTTTTCAGGGAATTCCCAAATCATTTGATCAAAATCTATATTTTGGTCAATAACCCAATTAAATATTTCATATGATTTAAAATTTTTAATACTTACTAAATCAGAAGCATATCCATACATGTGTTGACTTTCATCAACCCCACCTATATATTTATTTAAAGCTTTACTCCTATAAACTGAAGTTATAACTACATCAGGATATTGTGTTTTTATAGGATTAATACATTTATTCATAAGATTATTTATATTTGTAATAATAGTCTCTTGTTCTAAATCAGGTCTGTCTGGTGTATAATCATCCCCAGGAACATTGCCTCCTATTAATTCAGCTTCTTCATCTCCACAATAAAAAATACTATTTTTATCTAAAGTTGAAGAATATATACATTGTTTTAAGGAAAAAAAAGTTGCCATAATTTTAAGGGGTATATTGTTCTAAATCTGTTTGGTCTAAAATAGCTGGAATAGGTTCCATAAAAAAAGATCCTAAAGGTTTATTTAATTCTTCAGATGTTATATTATAATCAGCTATTGATTTTATTGATTTTTCATCTAATTGTACTTCTGTATTTTGATCTATTACATTATTATCTGAAGGAGCCACATCATAATACGCTACATTTTCTGATACTATTTCTTCTTCAAGTATTTCTTCTTTAACAACTGGTGGTGGGGAATTTAATATTGGTTCTTCTTCATCTGATATTTCTTGTTCTTCTATTTCAGGTTCACTTATAATATTTAAAGGTGGATCTGTTAGTAAAGTATTTATATTTTCAGATTGTTTTAAATTAGCTCCAAAAGATTTTTGGTAAATAGAAGCAGGTATAAATTTATCTAGTTTTTGATTAGATGTTAAATATATACTAGATGCATCATCATCTATATCTTCTATAGAATGTACCCATCCTTTACCATCTGTTTCTTCCAATTGACCATTTCTAATAATTAATATAGGATCTCCTACTGTACTATTATCGCTCCATCTATTTTTATTTTCTTCTAATATACTTTCACCTATATTAGTAGAACCAAAACGAATTGAATTTCCAAATCTACCCTCTATTATAGTATCCCCTTCATAAGGTAAAAGAGGTTTAATTTTTGTTTGTTCTTTAAAATAATCTCCTAAATCTATATTTGTGCCCTCATCCTCTATTTGTCTTACTGCTAATCCATTTTCTGTTTGTTTATAATCTCTTTTAGAGGCATCATCAGATATTCCTTTTGTAGTAGGAAGAGCATTGTGGTGGGGGTGATTCCATATATTTAAATTAGGAAAATAATAATTTGTAAAACCTCCTGTATTATATATGTTTTTATCATAGGAAGACATTATTAATACTATTTCATTTTTTAAAGGATAATTTTTTAAAAAAGAAAAAATAGGTCTAGCTGTGTTATTTATATTTGTCCATGTTTGTTCTAAAGGTGTATTATCATCTAATTTAGTGAAAAAAATAGTCCCTATAGCATCATACCCCCCAAAATTAATTGCTTGAGGGTGTTCTATATTTAGAATAATATCTTTAACTCTTACAGCAACTTGTGACATTTTATGATTCTTTTGGTGATTCTATTTGTTTAGGTTCTTCAACTGTTTTTGCTATTTCTTCCGCTACATCCATTAGTTGGTCCATTTCTTCAGCTGTTAATAATCCACCATCTCCTGTTGAAGCAGCACCTGTAGATAAACGTTGTACAATAGCCGCCATCTTAATTAGTTGGTCGTCATTTTTAACACTTATTTCCATATATTCTTTTATTAGTGGAACTACAACAGTAGCATCACCTAAAGATTGAACTAAAGGACGCAATTCAGCTATTAAGGATGCTAATTGGGTTGCCTTTTTCTTTTGATTACCGTGTATTTCTTTTAATAAATCTCCAAAAGATTTATCGTCAAATATTACTTGATTTAATGAATCCATATTGTTTTGTTATAAATATGGAATTTTTTAGATTCTTACGTATCCTGTATCTATATATTCACTATATAATTTTTTATATAGTACTTTTAATTTTTTAGTTACTTTAGTAATAACAGGAGTATCTACTTCAGTCATTTCTCTTATGTAAATATAAAGTGCTTTTTTATTAAATATTTCTAGATTTTCTCTTCGTTTAAATAAAGTATTAATAGCATCACATACTTTTCTATCTTTATCTTTTTTAAACATAGTAAACATGTGTTTATCTGTATATAATGTAAAATAATCTATAAAGTCTTTTATTTCTTGTTTACGTCCATCCCTACCTAATTGATTTAAAATTCCTTCATCTTCATCTGCAGCCAATACATCTACTTTTTGTTTTTTCTTTTGATAATTGTTATTATTATAAAGTATAAGATAATTTTTACCTACAATTGAAAAATAACTAAATGCTTTAGTACCTTTTTCTGGTTTAAAATAATCCAACTTTTCTAAAAGAAAACAAATTACTTCATGTTTTAAATCTTCCAAATCATCTACTTCTGTATAATAAAATTTAAATGTATGTATTAGGTTTTCTGCAAGTTTATAGAAAGGATACCAAATTCTTGTTTTAAATATTTCATCTCTATCATCTTGATTAGATGTAGCTAAATATTCTTTAATAGCTGCGTCTGTGTCTGGTGTAAAATATTGTTTTTTTGTTCTTTTTCTTCCTCTTTTTTTAGGTCCCGATATGGGTAAGTCTATAATTATAGGTTCGGGAGGAGGACTAGGGGCATACTTAAGTTTGTTTGACATGTGGTTTTTACTAATTTTTATTTAATGGTAAACTCGTTTAGAGCTTCTTGAATTTTTTGTAATTCTCTAAAAAACCAGCCAACTTCATCATCAGAACGAAATATTCCTTTATCGTCTATCTGATTTAATCTTTCATTACAAGCATTAATGGCTTCACTTTGTTTAGCAATAAAATCTTCATATTCTGCTCTAATATCTTCTAGTCTTTCAGCTTGTTTTAGTAAATTTCTAATAATAAAAAAAGAAGCTACAAATACTATTGTTAATACTATACTAAGTGTTATTACTGTTGTCATAATTAATCTTTAAAAAATGAATCAATTACATCTAATGTTGCTGATGCTAATTTTGGATTATTTTGTGTATTTACTTTTTTAGCTGCTCTAAGTGTTTTATCACCTTTAGTAGCGTTTGCTGGTTTAGATTTAGTAACTGCTCCAGATGCATTATTCCATAATTCAAATTCAATTTGAGCCGCCATGTGATCTGCTTGGTGCATTAATAATGGTAAATGTGTTCTTAGTCTAGTTTCTTTTTGGCCAGACATAAAGTAAAACTTATTTGAATCATCATATAAACCATCATGAATTTTAATTGTAATAAACTCGTTTTGAGTCACTTTACAACCAATTTCCTGTAAAATAAATAATGAACGTTCAGGGACTTTCATTGCGGGAATGTCAGTGTTAAACTTATACATTTGGCCTAATTTATCCATATGCCATTGTGAATCGTTTGGTTGGTAATATTCGCCTTCTTGTTGACCCATCTTACCTAAATCATGGAATAATGCTGCGAAATGCATTTCTTCAACAGTATATGTGGATATATCACCACCCATTGATTTCCACGTTTTATATAATTCATTTGCACAATCATAGACACGCAAAACATGGTCAGTATAACCACCTGCAAATGCTGAATGGTGCCAATTTTTACTTGAGGCAGGCATCATCATCATTCTACCTTTATATTTGTCTAAAAATGGTAATAGTATGTCTGTTCGTTCTTTTGAAAAACATGTTCCTATTACATTTATATAACGATTCCAATTTGATTGGATTTTTTCAGCTGTCAACATATTATATTCCTCCTGTATTTTGTGTACCTCTAGCTCCTAATGGGTTTGTACTTGATATAGAAATCATATTTTGTAATTCCTCATATCTGTCTTTTAATTCACCTTCTTCCATAAAACGAAGAGCTGCTTGTTGTTCACCTCTTTTAATTAATGTTCTTAATCTAGCTAAAGATTCATCTAATCTTTCTAATGCTGTTTGTGCTTGTCCTTCAAATGCCATATTTATTGTTTTTTATTTTTCTTAATTGTAGTAACTTTTTTTAGTATATCCAAATCTTTTTTACGAGGTTTTTTTCTTTTAATTTTTTCTACATAAGGATAATATTCCTCAGTCCATTTTTCAATGTTTCTAATTTTCATTTATATATTTTTCATATTGTAAATTACACCAATTCATATTTTCTTTTAATATTTTTTTACGATCTGATGTTATATTAAGAAAATCTGTTGTTTCTATTAATAGACCAATAGCTATTATACGTTTTAGATCTTTATTTGTTCCATTTTCCTTAATAAATGATTTTAATAATTCAACACTTTTAAGATATTCATCTTTTTTAACTTCTGCTGCTGATTGTTGTTTTTGTAATTTATATTCTTCATCATTGTCATCGAAAAATGACATTATATTAGTACCTGAACGGTGTATACCTTTTAATTCATCGGATTTTTCCATCCGCTTCAGTGTCTTTTCTATGTTATGTGGATTATATTGTGTCATTGTATTGGTGTTGCGGTCCGCCGTTCACCTTAAAAACCCTACAGTTATAGGATATAACTTAAAAATGGGGTAACCAAATTTTTAGCCAAATATTTTATTAAAATGTAATTTCATAGCTCCTTGAGAAGCACCTATAGTAGCTTTACCTAAAATATCATTATAATTTTCAAATCTACCTTGATCTATATGCCAAAATCTTATAAAACCATTTATACTCATATCAGCTAAATGTCCTCCCCACCCGGGTTTTCGGGCTAATTTATCCCCAATAAATTTAAACGCCATTTTTTTAGCCCCTTCTTCTGATGATTGAAAACCACCTAATTGTGTTTCAATATAATCTATATTCGATTTAATATCTTTAAATATAGGCCAAATTCCCGCTATTTGTTCTAAATCTACTTGTGATAGTGTATGTACCTGTTCAAATGCATTTTTTAAATTATCTCCTGCCCATGTTAAAGCGTTTTTTTGTTTTTGGTCTTCTACATTACCATCAAAAGTAGCAGCTAATCCTGCAATACCAAAAACTGTATTTAGCATTTTTAAATTATCTCTAAATTTACCAAATCTACCTAAATCAATAACACCATTAGGTTTTCCATAAGCTTTTACTTCTACACCATCTATACCATCTCCATTAAACCATAAATCAGGAGCATCATCTCCTCTACCTTCTGCTAATTTACCAGCAGTAGATGAATTTGAATGGTTATATAACCAATATAATGATAATTCTCCTTTTCCTACTCCTAGTGTTTCTGTTTGATCTCCTGTTTTTTTCTTTGGCTTAACAGTCCATAATTTTCTCCATACTTCTAAATCATCTTCTTTTACTTGTACATCAAATGTAGATTTAGAAAAATTATAGGTATTTTTTGATTTAGGAATTTCACCACCAAATACAGTTTTAATTAACTCATCATATTCAGTTGTTTCTCCTAATATTTCTTCTTCTTCTTCTTTTTCTTTTTCTTCGGGAGTTGGGGGAATTTCTGGTTTTTCTAATTCTTCTTCACCATCTAATCCAGGTTCTAAACCTGTTATTCCTGGTTCTCCATCTTTATTAGCATATGATACTTTTTTCATAATATCATCTGTAGGTAAATCTAACTGTTCTAATATTTCTTTTAAAAGGGAAATATCAGAAGGGCTACCCATGTCTGGGTACCCCTTTTCCGATCTATAAGACCATTCCAATAATAACTCATCAAGAGTCATATAATATTACTTAATAATATTAGCTAATTTTTGCATTCTTTCAACCCCTTCATTAAGAGATTTTGAATCTCCAAACCCTGTGTGACCACTTGTTTTTGAGAAATTCTTATATCCAGCTGCACCTAATGCTCCTGATTTAGTTGTAGTAGCGTTTTTAGAAGGATAAAATTCTTCTAAATCAGCTTCTTCATCCTTTTCACCTTCAACGTCATCCATAGGCTCTTCACCATCTTCATCTTCATCACCATCCATATCATTATCTTCTCCATCATTTTCAAAATAATCTGATAGCATATTAAAGATAGCTCTTAAAGTGTCGTCTGAATCCATTTCTTCACCACCTTCATCACCCATTGATCCCATTGGATCTGCATCAACGTCAACATCTGGTTGTACGTCTACTGCTACTTCTTCTTGTTCTAAATAATTGCTGTATTCTTCAGCTATCATTGATTTTAATTCTTTTAAATTCATTTTTTTGTCTTTTTAGTTTTATTATTGGTTTTGGTCTTTTTTTTATTTTTAATAGGTTTTTTTCCTCGTCTTTTATTCCCTTTTGCTGCGCCTACAACGTCTTTTGATTGTGCTACAACATTTTTAGCCGCTTTTTTTACATCTGCTAGTTCTTTTTTCATTTCTTTAATTCTAGCTTTTGCTTCTTTTAAAGCTGCTGTTGCTTTTTCATCTAAATCTGTAGATGCTAAAATAGCATCCCATAATCTTTTAAAATATTCTTTCATAACTTATAGTAAATCTGCGCTTTTTAGCATTTTTCTTAACTTAATAAATTCTTTTACATCTGGATTTGTTGTATAAGTTTTTAAATAATCTACTTTACCAGCTGGGTTCTTTTTTATTTTATCGTTTGTTTCTTTAGCTAATTTTTTAATATCTGGAGCTAATTCCTTAACCTTTTTCATAGCTAAAGCTAAAGCTTCTTTAGCATCTCCTATAGATTTATCTATTCCTTTAATTTGTTTTGTTGTAGGTTCTTTATCTTCAAAATCATTACCTTTAGCTTCGTTTATATCTTCATTTCTTGATCTAGTCATAGACATACTTCTGGCTACTCCATCTTTACCTTTACAACACGCTTTACAACCATTTACATTATCACAACCATTAATATGTCCTAGTGAAGCACCATTACCACATATACATTTATAAGCTTCATTTATAATATCTTTATCTTCTTCTTGTAAATGATTTTTAATTTCTGCTTTAATAGCCTCTTTTAATGCTTTAAGTTTGAAATCACCCATTTTATCTGTTTTAAATTGGGTAGTATAATCTTCTTTTTTATATTTAGGTTCAGTCATTTTATCATGTGAAAATGATTTATCAACTTCTATCATATGATGATCTTCCATTTCTTTTAAGTAAGCTTTAAATGATGGTTTAGTTTGACCTTCAGCTACATTACGATATTTTGTTTCATAATCAATTAAAGATGAATAATATCCACCATGTTCTTGTAAATTTTTAAGAACAGTTTCAGTAGCTTTTTGTCTTTCATCTTCTGTTGATTCTGCTAATCTAGCAATTCCCATGTTAACTAACTCATAATCCATACCTTTTTTAAATTCATATGGGTTTAATCTGTCTAATCTATTTCCGTCTGCTTCTTTAGAAGAGTCCGGTGTGTATCCGTAAAGTTTATTGTTTGCCATTTTTATAATGTATTATTCCTATATAAATATAAATTTATTTTAGAAGCTGTATTATTGTTTAATTATTTTATGTGTTATTGTCTTATTGTTATATGTCATATATAATACATATATACCGTTAGAATATTCGCTTAAATCAATTTGTTTTATATTATCACCAGATATAATTAATTCACCTAAAGGACCGTATAAATCAATTCTTGCGTCTTTTTTATATTCTAAATTAACAATATTTCTTGTTGGGTTAGGGTAAATCATAATATTATTTTCTCTTAAGAGCTCATTAATATTTGTAGGCATACCTAATTGACAGTAATCATATAATTGAACACAATTAACATCCCAATCATCTGTACAACAGTATTCATCAACATCAATTACCCAAGCATAACATTCATCATTTAACCAATAAGGTATTCCAGGCCCACCATAACAACCTGCATCATATAAACAAGCAGTTGAATCTGAAACGTTTGCTGTTGGATCAAAATTATAAGCAGCTACGTCAGTACAACCAGTAATAATTGTTACACATGAACCATCATCAAAACATGCTGCAATATTATAATTTAGTGCTGTTGGGTCAGTACATCCTGATATATAACAACATGAATTATCTGATGTGTTGGCTAAAGGATCATAATTAAATGCGTTTATATCATTACACCCATAAACAAATGGTTCACAGCTTCCATTATCTACATTTGCTAGTGGATTATAATTAAACATAGTACTATCTGTACAACCATAAATTGGTAATATACATGAACCATCATCTGTATTTGCTGATTGGTTATAATTTAAAGCATTTGGGTTAGTACAACCATAAACAAATGGTATACAAGTTCCGTTATCAGTGTTTGCTAATGGATTATAATTAAACATTGTTGAATCTGTACAACCATATATTGGATTTATACAACTTCCATCATCAGTATTTGCAAGTGGATTATAATTTATTGCTATTGGATTAGTACATCCATAAACATATCCTATACAAGTATTATTATCTGTATTTGCTAATGGGTCATAGTTAAATGCTGTTGAGTCTGTACAACCATAAACAAATGGTATACATGATCCATTGTCTGTATTTGCAAATGGAGCGTAGTTAAACATTGTATTATCAGTACAACCATAAATAAATGGAATACAAGAACCATCATCAGTGTTAGCAAATGGATCATAATTAAATTGAGATGGATTTGTACATCCTAAAATTGGATAAACACACCCATTATTTACGTTTGCTGTTGAATCATAATTAAGAGCAGTAGCATCAGTACAACCAATTATAACTGGTACACATGAACCATCATCTGTATTGGCATTTAAATCAAAATTAAATGCTGTTGGGTCAGTACATCCATATATTGGGTAAATACATCCTGAGTTTGTATTTGCTAGTGAATCAAAATTTAACGCAGTAGGGTCAGTACATCCTATAATTACAGGAACACAACTTCCATCGTCTGTGTTTGCATTAGGATCATAATTAAATGAATTTGGATTAGTACAACCAAATGTAGGGTAAATACATCCTACATTAGTATTTGCTAATGAGTTAAAGTTTATAGCAGTAGAATCAGTACATCCATAAATGTAAGGTACACATGAACCATCATCTACATTTGCGTTTACATCATAATTAAATGCTGTAGGGTTAGTACATCCATAAACTGGATACACACAACCTGTATTTACGTTTGCTGTTGAATCGTAATTTAAAGCAGTTGGATCATTACATCCTAATATAAATGGAATACACGAACCATCATCTGTATTAGCTAAAGGATCATAATTAAATTGGGTTGGGTCAGTACAACCATAATAAAAAGGTATACAACCAACGTTAGTATTTGCAAGTGGATCATAATTCCAAGCTGTAGAATCTGTACATCCATAAATTATTGGTAAACAAGATCCATCGTCTACATTTGCAAGTAAATTATAATTAAATGCATTAGGGTTAGTACAACCATAAATAGGATAAATACATCCTGAATTAGTATTAGCTAAGCTATCATAATTAAGCGCAGTAGGATCCGTACATCCTATTGTAACTGGTACACATGAACCATCATCTACGTTTGCATTTACATCATAATTAAACGCTGAAGGATCTGTACAACCATAAACTGGATAAGTACATCCAAAATTAACATTTGCTGTTGAATCGTAATTTAAAGCTGATGCATCAGTACAACCAATAACTATTGGTTGACATGAACCATCGTCTGTATTTGCATTAGGATTGTAATTGAAAGCAGATGGATCTGTACAACCTAATAATACTGGTATACAAGAACCATTATTTGTATTTGCATTAGTGTTAAAATTAAATGCTAAAGGATCAGTACAACCAAATATTACTGGTATACAACTTCCATCATCAGTGTTAGCTGCTGCATTATAATTAAACATTGTATCATCCATACATCCTAATATTACTGGAATACATGATGCTGGATCGTTTGTGTTAGCTGATGGGTTAAAATTAAATGCAGTTGAATCCATACATCCTATTACTTCAGCTACACAACTACCATCATCAGTGTTAGCTAAAGAATCATAATTAAATGCTAAAGAATTAGTACAACCTAAAATAACTGGAACACATGAACCATCATCTGTGTTTGCACTATCTATATAATTAAATGCCGTTGAATCAGTACAACCAAATATAGCATCTATACAATAATCACCACAATAAGGTATTGCTGAATATGTTGTCCAAAAAGGGAATGAAAATGATTGTAATGCACCTTGACCATTATTTGCAAAAGGATTAGTTCCTTCGTGCATTAATACAACACCATTTGCATTTGTTAACTTAAATGAATTGTGCCAAGTTTGAAATTGTACTTCTGCTGGAGGTTGTTGTGGTCCACCAACTTCAAAGTAATATACATTTACTGGTATACCAGCATCTAATACTAATAAAAATGAATCTTGATAACTACCAGGACCCATTGTAAATGTACCAAAATTAATCCCATTTTGATAAACACCTAAATATGAATTACCCCAACCATCACCACCAGCATCTCCAATCCATAATTGATATTGACAATCAGGTACTATATCATTAATAGTTGCATTAGGATCATAATTAAAAGCTGAAGGATCAGTACATCCATAAACGTGTAAATTTGCACATGAACCATCATCAACAGTTGCTAATGGATCGAATTCTTGGTAATCATCATCTGTACAACCATATACTGGAGGAGCAGATAAACATGGTACACCGAATTGTTGTCCTGAATATAATATATTTCCAAATCCAGGATTATCCATATACCAAATAGTATCTCCTAAACAATCATAAATAACAATCATACCATCTAATGAACCACCAGAAGTAGTTCCTGCCATACCATCACCATATGTATCTGTTACTATTAATTCAAAGCCTGCTGTTTGGTCTACACAAAAAGTGTAAGTGTAAGTTTGACCAATATCATTAAAATTATATGCTCCTGGAAGTTCTTCTTGTAATATACCATATGCACCACTTGTTATAGACCAACCAGTTTCACTTGGCCAATTATCAAATGTAATTTCCATTGTAATTTGATAAGTTGTATTAGTATCACAAGTTGTACCTGAACATGAACCATCATCAAATGTAGCCCATGGGTTAAATGTAGGTTGTGTTGGATCTGTACATCCCGCTATACAAGAAGTAGGAGTATATGCCATAGTATCCGAAAAAGTACTATCTGCAAATTCTACCATACCATAATGTTCTACTGACCAATTAGGTGGCATTTGACCATTACCCGCATATACTGCAAAATCTTGTTGATTAGGACCAAGTCCATATTGAAAAGGACCAACACCATTTTCATTCCAATACCAAAATCTAACTGGATTACAATTACCATTTGATATGTCGTTTTGCCAAAAGAATTGAACTAATGTTTGTCCTGTTGGTAGACAAGTTTGTTGTACAGTATCAGATAAAAGTCCACCACAAGTTGGATATGTACAAGGACCAGGGAAGTATGCTGTTGAGTCATAGTTTAATCCATTAGGATCTAAACAACCAAATGTAGGAGGAGCACAAGGTGCAACAGTTAATGTTTGTACTAAACTGTCTCCAAAATCACCAGCAACATACATTAAAGTATCTTGACATGCATTACTAATCATAAACCAACCATCAGTCCCACCCCATTGAGATGAACCTAATCCATCACCAAAAGAATCATATATACCAGCAATTATGGTACCACCAAGTTGAACAATAGTATCATACATTGTATTA